CCCGGCTTCAACTTCGCGGCCTTTGGCTTGAAATCCTTAATCTGAACCTGATACCAACCTTCAGGTAGTGGGGGCTTGCCTTGGAGTTCTTCTTTGCTAAAGCTCATTTGATATGCCATGTTGTTCTGCTCCTTCTTTCGGTTGTTTGTTTTGGTTAAACCTTCGCGAGCTGTGCTGCGGCTCGAAGTTTTTTATGTTTTAAAATCATCTCCATGATATTAGGAGGCTCTGTTGCATCCAGCATCATGGTTGTAGAGGCGTTTATATCATTCGTAGGCCGACATTCGACAATATACTTCACCTTCGTCGGTATCGTTGCATCTACTCTGATATGATAAACCTCGTTGAACTTACTAAGAATCCCTGACAAATACTGAGGATCAATAGTAAGTCTTCCAGTGTAGACAGGTTTATCCGCTGTTGTAGTTGTGCGATCTTTCTCATCGCGTTCATGGAAGACAAAGACTTGATTGATACCAAGACCGCTGTATTCATCAATCAGATAACTCAAGTAGCCCTGAATCCCTGTGATAACATCCCAGCCTTGGCGTAAATGCATTACGGTGCTATTACCTACACGAACCTGTCGGAAAAGACCGGAGTTAGGATTCTGCCGACGTAGTTCGTTCTCCATTGCTTTGTTCATGAAGGTTATGGTATCATGAACTACAGTGGATGGCAGAGGCTGTTTCTTAATCTTCGCAGCCTTCATCACCGAAAGATCAGTTTCCACGTCCAGCATTGTAAGTGCCGGAGCTGAACTAACATACATCCCAGTCTTACCTTCTAAAGACTCCTTTCTGTTATCCCAGTCGTAGTAACGGATAGGAGTTGGTGCTGTTGAAGCTAGCCAACTCTTGCCAGACTTTTGTTCTCCGATGATTGCGATTTTGAGAAAATCTTCAGCTTGAATATCCTCAGATGCTTTGCCTGGAGACATTCCAGCGAAAGGGTTTGGTGTTGTGGACATAGAAGTTCCTGCTCCTTCTAGTTAGATTACTTCGCCAAAGGTTTCACTGAAGTCGGCGCTGGTGTTGTTGCCGCCGCACTTGTTGTGGAGGTTGTGTTAGCTTGTGGAATCGCCTGTTCCGCCTGCTCCAACTGTGCTTTGTCATTTTCAATACGCTGTTGAGCCTGAACAAGAATAGCATCATTCTCCTGCTCCAACAACGCATGACGCCTGCACAGTTGATACGTTGTCACATCCTGCGTGATAGTCCCATCCGCCGCTGTTACCGGCTCTGCTGGTATTGTGACCTGAAAATCCCCTGCCCTCCAGCATTGCATGTGATTAGCAAGAAGAGTTGAGCACTTACCGATGATGACCTTTGGAATATCAGTAAGTGCCGTGTAGGTTTTTGAAGACCCAACTGTTGTTGATGGTGTTGTTCCCATGTTTTATTCCTTCTCCTGCTCGCTTTAGATTGTAGGAGTTACTTTCTCAGTATCCCACAAAGGCATTTTTACAAACCCGTTAGTTAAAGTAATCAATTCACCGTCTTTGCTACCTTGTCTACATACATCACGATAGGAGCACTCACGATGAAACCAGTTTGAACACATCACAGTATTACGAGGTAACTTAATCCCTTGACAATACCGTTCCATGTCCTTAATCAAATGAACCACAGTAGAGCACATCCTTTGCCGATAATCCTCAAGCTGTGTAGTGGTTTTACGTATTTGTACACGTTTAAACCTATCCACAGGATTATCAGTTGGTTTTTTCTGGATCAAGTTCATCGTGATCTTTGAGCAGTCACGTTTAAGAATCTGATCTTCTGGTACTAGAGTTGGAAGGATTTTTGACAGCGTGTAGATGTACCCCGTTGGTCCTTCTTCTGTCTCATACTTCAAAGCCGGATCACCACGAAAAGCAGCTTCGCTTTTATGATCCATTGGTCCGATGAAGTATCCATCGTCTACGATCAAATCCATTCTGCCGGCGAGGTAAATCTCCAAGTCTTTACCAATGTACAGAGGAACCTCACCTGCACGTCCAAACGAGATTTCAGAACCAAGAATGCGTAGTTTCTCATTCATAGCTCCATAAATGTGAGAGTATTGCATCAAAATCCCTGTAAACCCATGTACGCCGCCGATTACGTGGTATTCTTTCTCAGCAGCGTGTACATCCATGTTCATTTCGTTCCATTCATGTACCGCACGTTCTACAGCCCATTGGTTTACATCAAACCCAGGCTTACAAAAGTCACGATAGTAGAGTTCAAACATTTTGTGTAGAATGATGCCGAAGTCTAAGAACCAAATACGAGCTTTTTCATTCTCACGTATGGCGCTCTTACGCTGCCAACCTTCTACATTACCACGAAAGAAATGTTGTGGACACGCTCTATACGTCTGAGCAAGGTGGTTATCAATCACTACGATTAGTTTCTTCTTCTTGTGATCGTAGTGCATGTACGGAAGCAGAGTTCGGTCGAGAAAATCCACCAACTGACTGCTGTAGAGGGGCATTATTTTTTCTCTCCTTCGATCTTACGGTTTAGATAAAACTGAGCTTTTTCAAGATCTTGAGTGAAATTACCTTTATGCTTCGCTCTGGCAAGGTATTTAACAACCTGCCACAATAAAGGATCGTCAGGAAACCAATCTTCAAGGACTTCGATAACTTCAAAGCGTCCAAAAGTGTAATGCGGAGGGTGGTTTACTAGGTCAGGTTTTTTTTCGGCCATATGCTTATCAGTTACAGCTATGATAGCATCCACATAAGCATCGAATTTCTTAGGCGTTGGCGTATCCTGACGCATATACTTCAGCACCATATTAGCAAGAGACTCTTTAGTCTCATTCTCCATAAGCTCATTAAAAGCAGCTTCCATTACTTCACCCCTTTCAGAATTGCCTGTATATCCGCCACACTCTTACCACCACCAAGCATACTTGCAAGCAGAGCATTCAACTGTTCCTCTGCCTTATTCTTCGACACAGTACGAGTCTTCTTCACAGTTGTCTGTGTAGTGCTTGATACTGTAGTTCCAGATGGGGTTTGGATTGTGTACTTAGATGATGCATAACGGTGCATCTTAGCATTCCGCCGACGTTCTTGTTCATCGATTTGAAGCATCAAGATGTTTCTATGATACTCGATAGTTAGATCAAGTTCTACGTCAGAAAGGTCTGCAATTTTACGTTGTGCGAATAACCAAGAGAGACCTTTAATCTGAACTTCTCGTGCTCGGCGGCGGTATACCGAGGTAACTTTATTCTCTTCATCTCGGTGAACATACTCTTTCGAGATAGTCTGCTTCGTCACCGAAATATCAGACATACAATTAACACAATAACGTGCGTCAATTGTTGAAGCGTAGTGGTAACAAAACGCCTGTTCACAGCGTTCGCACTTAATAACCTGTGCCTTGGTTGTCAAATTCAACTCAAGACAAACATCACACACGGTCATTGTCAAATGCGGTGTTTTGTCTTCGTTCTCGCCACCAACATCAGCCAACTTTGGCGGTAATGGTTCGTTATCTGCATACTGAGCTATCACTTCTGGGTCGCCTGAGATTGGAAATTCTTTCTCAAACTCCTCTATCTCAGCTTCGATAGCTAGCTCGGTTTCCTCATCCTTCGGTTCTTGAAAGATGTTAATGTCCTTGAAAATGTTATTCATGAAGCTCCTTAACTCTGCTACGAGTGGACTGCTTTGTTACACCACACTTACACTTGTATTAGACGACCCTTTTACAGCCATTTCCGCGCGTTGTGCCTCAGAAAGAGCCATAGTAAGAGCCTCTGGGACTTTACCATCAAAGTAAAGTCTTAGTAAGGCTCTTACTATAGCACTACCGGAAATTGTGTGTGTTTTAGCTTCGCGCGTGAGAGCTTCTTGGTGGGATCGGTAAATACGGAAGGATGAAACGGCGGTTAGGTCGGTTCGGAGGGCCATACGGTCATTATAGTGACCGTATACGGGCATGTCAAGTGACCCCTAAGCCGATCAAAACAAAGGGGTTAAGTCCCGAAAATGGCCTTCGAGCAACCTTCGGGACCGGCCTTCGCGGCGCTAAACTACAATAATCACATCACCAACTTTAAAAATAACTCGTGTCCACATCGGCGATGCTATACATCCGTCAGAGGCGGTGTGATTGGCAGCCGGATTGTCACCGTGAATCAGAAATCCGCTACGTCCAAACATTGTATTGGTTGGATCAGGTGTCAGGTGATATGTAAGCGGCCCTTTCTCATCATCAGTTGATGTGATTGTGTAACGTCCTTCTGGAAGAGGGCCGATGTTGTGATCTTGTTCGTAAGAAGGTTCATTTGTACAGCCAGCTTGTCCTGAATAACCGACGCCGATAACTGTGGTTCCACTATAAAACAATCCCCAGTAGCGAACGTATCTGAAAATCATGACGGAATCTCCTTTTCAAGTTGTTTGATGCAGTTTTTGCAAGTTACGTGATTGAGAATATGAGCTTTAGACTGTGGAGTTGCCTCACAATGGAATCCAAAGCAGTTAAGAGTGTGTTGACCACACGCTGTAACTCCTCGAAGCCAGTTATTGTTGAAAGGATGCCCCATGATAAACGGCGATGCAGCCCAGTGGCGTTTGGTGCTACGAAGAATGAAGTTGTGCATACTGTCCTCCAAGGATTCTTTTTCCTTTGTTTTCAGGATACGCGCCACACATGAAAAAATAGTTTGGGTAACCTGGTGTAAGAAATACCGGAATTGCATGAACCCAATCACCTTTAAAATCTTTAAAAGTATGAGGTTTGTGTTTCTTTGTAACTTTGGTTATAGGAAGTCCGCAGTTACAACAAACATTCTTACATCTTGATTTGCGCATACTGCCTCCTTATCATCTCATTCTGTTCAATGATAGTTGCAATGTCTGTAATACTTACATACGCTGAGTGGGCTCTTTTGACTATATCAGACCCTGCTATCTTATACAGATAATCTCCCATACCTAGAAGATTCTCAGCCCCATTTTCATCCAGAATCACTTGACTATCAGTGCGGGTTGGTAGTTTAAAAGACACTCGTGCTGGGAAGTTGGTTTTAACAGAGCCCGGCAGAATATCTACAGAAGGACGTTGGGTTGCGAGTATTAAATGAATCCCAGCGGCTCTGCTAATTTGAGCGATGGTTTTTAAATACTCAAGAATTGAAGTAGGACGTTCCCGACGTGTAAATTGACGGAGGTACTGCTCATCTTGGTCAACCACATCAGCAAGTTCATCCATGATGAAGATTTTGTATTTCATCTTCTTAGAATCAACTTGCATTGCGTTCCATTCTTTGATGTTACGCACTATTCCTGACATTTGTGAATTTCTGTCTCTGATTTCGTCCAATAAGTTTGACAGAGCAGTTCTGATGTCTTCGATTGTACTAAGGACATGTTTGACATGTTTGAGCCCTTTGAATAATACAAGATCAAGGTTTTTTGTATCCACAAGTATAAATTCAAGCTCTTGCTCGCTACGAAACAAAGCAAGCGAACATATAAGCTGGGCTGTGAAGACAGATTTACCCGAATTAGTT